GATTCAACAAGACCGTAATCCTAAATCAAGTTTCTGAAGGTCTTGCTGATACTCAGAAAGAAAAACTAGCTTCTCTAGCAGAAGGCGTTGAGTTTGTCTCGGAAGAAAACTTCCGCGAGAAGCTTGCTACACTTAAGGAATCATATTTCCCTAAGACTGTTGCTAAAGAAGTAGTCGATGAAACACCAGTTGATGCAGAGGGACATGATGTGTCACCTCAGATGAAAGCCTACATGGCAGCAATCGCTCGCTGGTCTTGATATAAATAATTTACCCAATTTTTTCCAAACATCCAAACGGAGTTAAAAATGTTTAACGCAGAAATGTTGCAGGAAAAGTGGGCACCCGTTCTAAACCACTCGGGAGTTTCAGAAATTTCCGATGCTCATAGAAAGGCTGTTACCGCTGTCCTCCTCGAAAACCAAGAAAGATTCATGCGCGAAGAGCGTGGTGTCCTCAATGAGGTCGCTGTAAACTACGCTGGCGCAACCAACATGACTGGTGCTGCTGCATCGACTGGCGCTATCGCTGGTTTCGATCCTGTGCTCATCAGCCTAATCCGCAGAGCAATGCCTAACCTCGTTGCTTATGATATCTGCGGCGTTCAACCAATGAGCGGTCCTACAGGTCTTATCTTCGCCATGAAGGCTAAGTATGAGAACCAGGGCGGCGAAGAGGCACTATACAACGAGCCTGATGCAGGTTTCTCGGGTGGATATGGTGCTGCTACCGTACGCAACCAAGCTGGTGTTGGTGGCACAATGGAGGGTAACAACCCTGCAGTTCTCAACGATACACCTACTGGCACTTACGAGCTAGGCAGCAAGATGACTCGTGCTGAGTCTGAGCAACTCGGTGAAACCAATTTCGCATTCCGCGAGATGGCATTCAGCATCGAGAAGACTTCGGTTACCGCCAAGTCACGCGCTCTCAAGGCTGAGTACACTCTAGAGCTTGCACAAGACCTCAAGGCAATCCATGGTCTTGACGCTGAGCAAGAGCTTGCCAACATTCTCTCTTCTGAGATTCTTGCTGAAATCAACCGCGAAATCATCCGCACCGTTTATTTCGTTGCTAAGAAAGGCGCTCAGCACAACGTTGCTACCCCTGGCGTATTTGACCTCGATGTTGATTCCAACGGTCGTTGGATGGCTGAGAAGTTCAAGGGTCTTCTATTCCAGATTGACCGCGACGCTAATGCTATCGCTCAGGAAACCCGCAGAGGTAAGGGCAACTTCATCATCTGCTCTGCAGACGTTGCTTCCGCTCTCAACCTAACTGGCGCTCTCGATTACGCTCCTGCTCTCAGCACTTCAATGAATGTTGATGACACTGGTAACGTATTCGCTGGCACCCTCAACGGTCGTGTTAAGGTCTACATCGATCCATTCGGTGGTCCTTCATACACCCAAGGTCAGGCTTCCAAGCACTACTATGTCATGGGTTATAAGGGCACCTCACCTTATGATGCAGGTCTCTTCTATTGCCCATACGTTCCTCTCCAGATGGTTCGCAGCATTGGTCAGGACACCTTCCAGCCTAAGATTGGATTCAAGACTCGTTACGGCATGGTTGCAAACCCATTCGTCACCACCGATGGTGCTTATGGTTCTGCTCCTGCTGGCGAGGCAATGAATGCCAACAGCAACCAGTACTACAGAAGAGTACAAATCACCAACATCAACTGATTCAGTTTGATAGTTGTAGAGACCTCCCGAAAGGGGGGTCTTTTTTTATACCTAAATAAAAATAAAACACTATGGCACAATCCAAGTGGTATTCAGAGCAACCTAAAAATAGAAACTTTCTAGCTCCAGTTGGATTTAAAATGGACCTAGACATTTTCAATGGTGTTGACTTCTTCTGCCAAAGAGCAAACATTCCAGATATGACACTTCCATTTACTGAAGTGCCAACTCGTTTCAGAAATTACCCCATCGCGGCTGCAGGCGGAATTCAAACAGGTGATTTGAATCTAACCTTCATTATCGATGAAGACCTACATAATTATATGACAATTCATAATTGGATTAAAAAGAATGGATTGTATGAGCAACATAGTGATTCAGAAGCAGAATATTCTAACGGAAGATTAGAAATAACAACCAGCAATTTTAACATTGCTGCATATGTATTCTTCGAAAATTTATTTCCAATATCTTTATCAGATGTAAGATTTGACGTTGGAGATACAGACCAAGAATATTTCACTGCAGACGTATCATTTAAATATAGCAATTTTGAATTAAGAAACGTATTGAATAAGAAATTATGAAATTTGATGATTTGAAAAACCTTTTTAATCATGTTAGATCAGAATGGCAGGAAGACTCAAAAATAGACTTCCAGTTTAAAAGCAAACAATACTCAGCAGACCTAGCACAAATCTCGCTGGATATTCCATATCAACACAACAAATACCTTAACTTCTACAACGACTTGTCAACTGAAAAGACCGCGTTGGAATTTCAGTATCGTATGAAGTTAAAAGAAAAAAGAGAATATTATCAAGGCGAAGCCGACCCTGAAGTTTACAAAGAAAAACCTTTTGGACAATCCATTAAAACATCCGAGAAGATGAAAGTATATCTCGAAGCGGATGAGGATTTAATTAACATTGAGATGAAAATAGAGTTTATTAATAAGGCACTTTTCTTTTTGGATAATGTTCTTAAAATGATTTCCAATAGAAGTTTCCAAATTAAAAACGCTATCGAGTGGGAGAAATTTATTAACGGTAGCACCTAATGAGTAAATTGGTAGTAAAGAAAAAGAATGAAGTATTCCTGCAAATCACTGCAGACCCAGGAATACACATGGAGCTGTCTGACTATTTCATGTTTGATGTTCCCAATGCAAAATTCATGCCACTCTATAGAAACAAGATGTGGGATGGAAAGGTTCGTCTATATTCTCCTGGCACTGGAGAGTTGTATTGTGGTCTCACTGACCACCTGAAAGAATGGGCATCTTTTAAAAACTACCAATTAGAATTTGAAGACAATAAGTTTTATGGTCATGTAGATGATAAAGATGAATTGGTATCTTTAGAAGGTGTCAAATATTTTATGAATAAAATTTGTGTCCGTCACAAACCAAGAGATTACCAATACAAAGCTGTATACGAAGCACTTAAGAATCATCGTAAACTTTTGTTGTCCCCAACAGCATCTGGAAAGTCACTGATGATTTATTCGTTGGTGCGTTACTATGTTGCTAACCATAAACGTATTCTTATTATCGTCCCCACAACATCTCTCGTAGAGCAGATGTATTCAGACTTTGCTGATTATGGTTGGGATGTAGAATCACATTGCCATAAAGTATATGGTGGTAAAGATAAGAACACTGATAAAGAAGTTGTTATCTCAACATGGCAATCTATCTACAAGTTTCCCAAAAGATATTTTGATGACTTTGAATGCGTAATTGGTGATGAAGCACACCAGTTTAAGTCCAAGTCCCTTACTGGAATCATGACTAAGTTACATCAAGCTAAGTATCGTTTTGGTTTCACTGGCACACTTGATGGGTCTGCTACACACAAATGGGTGCTAGAAGGATTGTTTGGTCCTTGTGCTCAAGTAACTAAAACTGATAAGCTGATTAAAGAAGGACACCTTGCAGAATTCCAAATTAAAATTCTTCTCTTACAACACGAACCTCAAATGTTTTTCTCTTATCAAGAAGAGATTGACTACTTAGTTGAGCACAGAAAAAGAAATAATCTCATTAAGAATCTTGTTAAAGATTTGAAAGGAAATACTTTGGTGCTATTCAACTACGTTGAGCGTCATGGTATGCCACTTTACGAGAGCATAAATAATAGCATAGGCAAAGACCGAAAGGTATTCTTTGTTTACGGTGGAGTGGATACCGAGGAAAGAGAAGAGATTAGAAGTATTACTGAGCGTGAAAAAGACGCTGTTATCATTGCTTCCTACGGTACATTCAGCACTGGCATCAACATTCGCAATCTTCATAATGTTGTGTTTGCATCTCCATCTAAATCAAGAGTAAGAAATTTACAATCGATTGGTAGAGTCCTCCGTAAAGGAGAAGGAAAAGAGTTAGCTACTCTTTATGATATTGCCGATGACATTTCAGAGAAACATCACAAAAATTATACTCTAAAACATTTAGAAGAGAGAATTAAAATATATCAAGAAGAAAACTTTAAGTATGAAATTATAAAAATTAACATAGGATAATTATGGAAGAAGAATTCTATGCATCACTTAAATTAATGTCTGGTGAAGAAATAGTAGCCAAAGTTTCGTACGATGCAGACGAAGATGTTTTGATTATTGAGAATCCTCGTTTAGTTAATATTGTTGAATTAAAACGAGGTAAATCAGCCACCAAAGGTTTTACTTTCGAAACCTGGATGGCAGCAACCTATGATGAAATGTTTATTATTAAAAAAGACCACATCATCACAATCACTGAATTAGATCCTAAGATTCAGAGATTCTATGAGAAGTCTTTATCAAAAGAAAACGGCGATGATACATCTACTAGAGTAGATATTAAAGACCAAAGAGGATATCTATCATCAATTAAAGAAGCTCGTAAGTCTTTAGAAGATATATTTAAAAGAAGCTAATATAACCTTTGACCCGCGACATCGCTAATTATACACAGAATCAGGGGGTGTGTCAAGCCCCTTGCTTTTTGTCTGAGTATATGTTACAATACGCACAAAGGATTTTGGTAAAATGGCAAAAAGAAAAACAGAGAACTATGTAAACAACAGAGACTTCTTGGATGCTCTCATGGTTTACCGTAAAGAAGTGGCAGCAGCTGCAGCAGAAGGCAAACCAAAGCCAAGAGTCCC